CAGGCGGCGGCCGCGGCTCGTCAAGCGGCGATGGACGGTCTCGTCCGATCAGCGGCCCGAATCGGCCGCCTCAACGACCTCCTCGGCAACCAACCATACGCGTACCGATGACCGACGAACTCGCCGATTTCTACGTCCACACGGCCGCCTCTGAGGCGTACCTGGGGACGAACGGGGACGGAGCCGACCTGTATGCCGCCGCCGTCGACGTGGATGGCTGGTGGGAGGGCGTCACGAAGTTGATCCTCAACTCGGACGGTGAGCAGGTCCTCGCTCTGGGTGTGTTTCGCACTAACCCCGCCAACGCGTCCTCGTTCCCGCTCCTCGCACGTGTGACCGTCGCCGGCACGACCGGGCGTGTTGAACGGGTGTCCACGTTCACCTCCGGTGCGCTTGGCCTCCCCGATCACATCGAGATCGCACTCACCTAGGAGTAGCTCGTGAAGATGATCTTCTGCCGTCACTGCGGCGTCCGCGCACTGATCATCGACGGTGACCAGACCTTGTTCTTCAACCACCTCCGCCACGTGCACCCGAGGGTCTCGTGAGTCTCGATTGGGAGATCCACTTCGAGGGCATGGACGCGTTCAACGCGGCACTCCCGGAGCTGATGCCCGTCGCGTTGATGCGCGCCGCTGAACACACCCGCGGGGTAGCTGTGGAACGGACACCGATCGAGGAAGGCGACCTACGTCAATCGGCCGGCACTCGCATGGTCGGTGACGAGGCGTGGATCGAGTACAACTCCGTGTACGCACGCCGTCAGCACTACGAGCTCGATTGGCGTCACCCGCGCGGCGGGCAGGCGCTGTTCCTCGAGTCCGCTGTCGTGACGGAGGAGGCCGCGAATCAGCGGATCATGGCGGACACGTTCCGGGAAGCGACATGACCGTCACCAGAGACATCACCAACACGATCGCACTCCTCGCCGTCTCGTCGACTGCGGGACTCACATGGCGGGCAGACGGGACCGCATACGCCGACGTCGAGACGGGCATCTACCGGAAACGTCTCCCCGATGGTCTCCGGGGCCTCGCGATCACCGTCGTCCCCCAATCCGATGACCCGTCACAGCCTCTCGGCAGGGTCATGATCCAGTTGAAGGCGCGCGGTGCGAAGAACAACCCCGCTGACCCGGACGACATCCTCGACGCCTGCTTCAACGTCATGCACGGCGCAGTGTCCATCGCCGCCGGCTCGTGTGTGCTCATCCAACTGAACCGTGGCATCCGCGTCCCGATGGGCGACGACCCCACAAGTGCTTGGGAACTCGCCGACCAGTACTACTCCGACGTGAACTACCCGGCCACGACTCTCCGCCCCATGGGCGGCTCCTGGTAACCCCACCTTCCTCCTGGCCCCGCAGGACATTCGCCCCACCACGGGGCTCACCGCCCCAATGCCTGAGGAGGCACCGCAATGCCCAACGCACTCGCCCGCAAATACGGGCTCCAGGTCTCCACCGACAACACCAACTGGGTCAACGTCAAGGGGATCGACGACTTCAACGCCCCGGAGAACCCCACCATCCAGGGTGCCGACACCTACGACACCAACGGGTTCAACTCCTTCGAAAAGACGATGACCGGGTGGGGTCCCACGATCAAGTTCCTCCGCCCCATCAACGCAGGCGTCTACGACGCCGGTCAGGAACTCATCCGCGCCTGCCGATTCCAGTTCGGCACCGCAGCCCGCATCTACGTCCGCTGGTTTGACAAGAACGGCTCTACCGACGCCTATTCGGGTCTGGCGCTGGTGTCGTGGACGCCGTCGAAGACGGGCACCGCTGACGTTGAGGAAGTCACGGTCGCGTTCCAGGGTGACGGCATCCTCACCCAGATCACGAACCCGTACCAGACGACTCTGCTGCCGGTGATTCTCTCCATCACTCCGACAGGCAAGGGTGCGGGCGGTGCTGTCCTCATCACCGGTGCCAACTTCACTGGCCTTGTTGCCACCACCGGTGTCAAGTTCGCCGCCGTGAACGCGACCACGTTCGACCTGCAGAACGATCAGGTCATCACCGCCGTCCTCCCCGCCGGTTCCGCCGGCCTGATCACGGTCCTCGTGACGACATCGGTTGGTGCGTCGACCGCGACGAACAACTACACCCGCACCACGTAAGTCCGGTCCCCGATCCCGTCAGCCGCGCGTATGGGGATGCGCGCGGCTGACGGACTCATCCCCCTCCATCCCCGAAAGAAGGTCACCCCGTGGGCAAGTTCGCCGACTTCGAGCAGGTATACGAGCCGCTCGTCCTCCCCATCAACGGGAAGGAATACACAATCCCCGCCGTCAAGGGGATCGATGGGCTTCGATTCAACGCAGCCCTCGCCACCCCCACGAAAGACACATCGGACGGGGCTCCGGAAGTGTTCTCCGATGCCGAGTTCACCAGCATGCTCCTCGGAGACGTGTACCAGCAGATGATCGACGATGGTGTGCCCGAAGCGGCGGTCAAGAGAGCTCAGCTCACTGCCCTCGCCGACTTCCAAGTCGGCCGCGACGCCGCCGAGATGATGTGGGCTACCGGTGGTGACCCAAAAGCTCTGACGCAGTACGTGAGGGATCACGCACCAAACAGGGCAGCGCGGCGTTCGAAGAGTACGGCCGCGGCAGCAAAGACCCGCTAACCGGCCTGTACGAGTGGTACGAGATGCCGCCCGGTGCGACCGCAGCACCCGGTGAGCCGGTCGCGTGGCCTCGGTTGATTGAGCAGTGGGTCCTCATCGAGTGGGACTTCCAACACACCCTGCAACTTGACGCCGAGCAGGCGATCTTCGCCCGCTCCTGGCGGTGGTTCTCCGTCCGGGTAGCGGGACTGCTGTCGACCCGAGGGACCGCGTTGAACGCATACTTCCATCCGCCCGACGACGAGAAGCAGACGGAGGTGCCGCATGAATGAAGGACCCACTACCGCGGCCACTCTCGTTGCGAAGTTCAAGGCGGAACTCGACGAGTGGAAGGTCGCTTACCGGGAAGTCAAGGGCGACGCCAGAGATATCGGCGACACGAAGCCAACGATCCATGTCGGCGCGAACGTTGCCGAGGCGATCACCAAACTGTCCGCGGTGAAGCAGGCTCAGAACGATCTCGAGGCCGCGACGCGACGCCTGTCGATCGCGACCGCCGCGCAGACCGAAGTCAACGGCATGGCAAACCGGTCCGCCGCGTCGATGATCGCGCTTCGGATTGAGGTGAAGGAAGCTACCGACGCTCAACGTCAAGCGGTGGAGAAACTTGCCGCGGCGGAAGCTGCTGAGGCCGCCGCGGCGGACAAGGGATCAAAGAAGGGTGGCGGGGGTCGCCTGGCGTATTGGCAGCAGATCGCGATCGTTGTCGCCGCGCTGATACCCCTGATGGGGCCACTCGTCGCCTACGCAGGCGCTGTCGCGGGTGCCCTCGGGGTCATGGGTGCTGCTGGTGTCCTCGCGGTCCTCGGTATCAAGAACGCCATGGCGCAGGGCACCGACGCCGGGAACAGCTACCGGGGCGGCCTGCAACTCCTCAAAGGCGACCTCGACAAGCTGTCGCAAACATCCGCGACAGCGATGCTGCAGTCATACCTGCAAGCGGTCAACACCATTCACGGGGCCATGCCCGCGCTGAACTCTGACGTGAGCCTGTTCTCCCGGCTTCTTGGTCAGGCGGGGAACCTGATCCTGTCGTCCCTGGTCGCCGGGTTGCAGATCGTGAAGCCCCTGCTGCTGCAGGCCGGGGTGTACATCAACCAGGTCGCTGCGGGTTTGCTGAAGTGGACCACCGGTGGCGGGTTCCAATCGTTCGTGACCTACGCGGTCGCGCAACTCCCGAAAGTCGCTGCCGCTCTCGGCGCGATGGCGAACCTGCTGATGCGAGTCGTGGAAGCCGCTGCCCCTATCGGCACCGTCGTCCTTGCCGCACTGACGGCCATCTCAAACGCCTTGTCCCTCATCCCACTCGAGGTGCTGACGACGATGATCGCCCTTGGCGGGTCGTTTTTCCTCACGTTCAAACTGTGGTCGGTTCTCACTCCGATCCTCAACGCGGTCGCAACATCGCTGATCGGAGTCGCCGCAGCGGAGGATCTCGC